ATTATAACCTTATCTTTGTGTAACAAAAGAAAAAAATATAAATACAAGTACAATGAAAAGTGAATCATTTTTAATACCAACAGAAATGTATTACAAAGCCGATGTAATTATATCTGATTCTGAAAAAAGAGTTTCAGCAGCTTTCAAAATAATATTTGAAATGAAAGGAACTACTAAACCACAAAAAGTAAGAGCTATTAATAAAGCTGGTATTGAATTAACTTTTGAAGATTGGAATACTATTTTTTCTATGTTCGGAGATTATCTATAATTTTTTAACTTTTAATTTTACAACTATGTTTTCAATTTACATTAACAACAATCCCTTAAAATGTACAGACGGTACAGTTTATACTTATGCAACGGTTAAAGAAGCCGTTTAAATGGTTAATATTTGCTATGGGTTAGCATCTTTTAAAACGTTTTGTAAAATTAAAAGAAATTGCAGCTGATGACATGATTAAAGAAATTATCTTGCAAACAGAAGCTAAAATTACAGCCGAAACAAAGGTTAAAAATAAAATATATAACGCAAAATTGATGGCATTCAATATGGATATTTTTGGGAGCGAAGTTTTGCAAATACTTAGTAAATAACACCTCAAAAGTTTGCAGACTTTCAAAACTGCTTTTTATTATGCTTTACTACTGCCGCTTCTCCGACAATATCGTCTATGTCTTCAAAAACGACATATTAGCCTCAAAATTCGATTATACTGCCTTTTGCCTTAGTGTTATATCACCGAAGCAATTTAAAGCCCTAGAACGCAATAATTACAAATTATGACAAAAGAAAAACTTTCTTACTACATTCGCACCGAACGTAAACTAAATGACATATCTTTGCAAGACATGGCAAAAGAGATAGGTGTAACACCCGAAGCACTTTGCCGAATGGAAAGCGGGAAGTATTGGATTAATAGTAAAAATTTATTTGCTATTTGCGAAGTACTGAAAATTAAAATACTAGAATGATTTACAAAAATATAACAGATATTAAGGCAAACCCTAAAAACCCTCGTGTAATTAAAGACGATAAATTTGCTAAATTAGTTAAATCATTACAGGACTTTCCAGAAATGTTACAGAAACGCCCTTTAGTTTGCTTTACCGACGTAGATAATAAAGTAGTAGTGCTCGGTGGTAATATGCGCCTAAAAGCAGCTAAAGAATGTGGAATGAAGCAACTGCCAGTTATACTTGCAGACGATTGGACGGAAGAACAAAAGAATGAGTTTCTTATTAAAGATAATGTAGGTTTTGGCGATTGGAATTGGGAAGAAATAATAGTAGATTGGGATGTAGAACAACTAGGAAAATGGGGGTTAGATGTCCCTATATTTCATAATGATTTAGAAATTAATGAAATGACTGATGATAATGTAGATATTACAGAGGAGTTCGACCCCGTAGGAAATACAGGAAATCAGCAAAGAGTTGTATTTTTATTTGATGGAAAAGATGAAGCTGAAAGTTATCTAAATTCAATAAATGTTGAATTTAAAAAAATGAATATGGCATGGCAAGTAAACATGTGTACCCCGTCTATATAATTTCTAAAGGAAGGTATGAAAAAACATTAACCGCTGATAATTTCGAAAATTCAAATATTGATTATTTAATTGTAGTTGAGCCACAAGAATATGATTTGTATTGTAAAAAATTAGGCATTAAAAGAGTTTTAAAATTACCATTTTCAAATTTAGGGCTAGGTAGTTATCCAGCTCGTAACTTTTGTTGGGAACATGCAAAATTATTAGGTTATAAATATCATTGGTTATTTGATGATAATATACAATATTAGTGTAAATGGATTAATGGGAAACGAACAAAAATAACTGATATTGATAGTGCATTATTTTTTGTAGAACAATTTACTATAAAAAACAATATTGATATATCAGGATTTGAAGAACCTAATTTTGTTGTTAAAATACCTAAAAAGCCATTTAAAACAAATTGCCACGTTTATAGTGCAATGCTAATAAAAAACAATTTGCCTTATCATTGGCGACTTAAATACAATGAGGATATAGATTTATGCTTACAAGTGTTACATAATGGTGGTAGCACTGCAAGTTGTGTTTATTATATGGCAGATAAAGTTAGTACAGCAGCTAAAATGAAAGGTGGCAATCAAACAGAGTTATATAAAGGTAACGACCCTAAAAAAAACTTATTAAAAGCTAAAATGATTGAAGCGGTATGGCCACAATATGCAAAAACAGTAATAAGATTTGGCAGACATCATCATTTAATAGATTGGAAAGTTTTTAATAAAAAAAAGTAATATATTTACAGCATTAAAAAATGAAATATATGAATAACACATTTAAAGTTCCTGAGTTTACAATTAAATTAGATAGTAAAGTAAAAGCAAGTGAAAGGATAAAGATAGAAAGTTCAAAAGACACTTACAAAGTATTTAAAGAAATATTTGATGCTGATACTATTGATTGGACGGAAACAATGATAATATTAGCATTAAGTAATTCAAATAAAGTTTTAGGGTTTTATAAACTTTCAAGCGGTGGTCAGACGGGTGTAATATGTGACCCTAAAATTATTTTTCAATTTGCTTTATTAAGTAATGCAAGTAATATTATTTTAGCACATAATCATCCCTCTGGAACTTTACAACCTTCAAAAACGGATAAAGCAACAACACAAAAAATAAAAGAGGCAGGATGTTTGTTAGATATTAGATTATTAGACCATTTAATAATTACAAGTGAAGGTTATTACTCTTTTGCTGATGATTGTTTATTATAAAATTATTCAAGATGCCATTTCAGAAAGGACATAATTACGGAAACACTTTTAAGAAAGGGCAAAGCGGCAATCCGAAAGGGCAGCCAAAAAAAGTATTGTCACGGGTTAATGAACAGCTAAAAGAAGAGGGATATTCTGCGGCTTCGGCTAATAATATAGTTGAGGCATATTCAATATTGATTAACCTAGATGAAGGACGTATTAAGTCAATTATAAGTGACAATAGTTATCCTATGCTAATGCGTATTGTGGCAAAAGAAATGCTATCTAAGAACGGTGCAGAAATGATTGAGAAAATACTAGACAGGGCGCATGGTAAGGCAATACAAAAACAAGCCCAAGTTAATAAAGACGGGGAGGATGTTAAACCAACAGTATTAGTTTACAATGGTCAAGAAATAAAACTGTAATATTTGCAAATCATATTTTCAGATAAACAAAAAGAAGCGTTTGAAGCTGTACTATCAACTAAGTACAGCTTTATTCTTTTTGGGGGAAGTATGGGTGGCGGAAAGACTTATTGGGGATTAACTACACTTTTATTTTTGTGCGAGGTATTTCCGAAAAGTAGATTTTGCGTTATTCGTGAAAACTTAGAGAAAATAAGAATTACTACTATCCCATCTTTTCAAAACCTAAAGCCATCTGGAACACTTAAAACTTCACCATTCGAATATACTCACCCCAATGGGAGTGTGATAATGTTTAAAGGTGAAAACTACGACAATGATAAGGAGTTAAATTGGTTAAAGGGATTAGAAGTAAATGGCTTTTTGTTCGAAGAGATTAACGAATGTCAAGAGATCACATTAGATATTTGTTTTGGTAGGGCAGGGCGTTGGAAAACACCAACTAAAGTACAAATTGAGCCATTTATTATTGCAACTTGCAACCCTTCAAATAATTGGGTAAAGTCTCGTGTTTACGATAAATGGAAGTCGAATACATTACCCGAAAATTGGCTTTATATACCTTCAAAAATAACGGATAACCCCTACCTTACGGAAAGCTACAAAGAAAACCTTAAAAATATGCCACGTTTTCAATATGAGGTATTTGTTGAGGGGAATTGGGATGTGCAAATGAAAACGGGCGGCGAATTTTACAAATGTTTTGAGATTAATCAGCACGTTGCAGATACTTACTACGACCCCGAATTGCCTTTACATATTTCATGGGATGACAACGTTAACCCTTACTTGCCAGTAGGTATATTTCAGATTAAGGGAAAAGAGGTTTATATGATTGATGAGATTGCAGGAGTTACGCCACTAAATACTGTTAAGGCTGTTTGTAATGAATTTATAAGAAAATATCCATCCCATCAATCAGGGTTATTTATTTACGGCGATGCAACTGCAAGTAAAGAAGATACAAAGCTAGAAAAGGGTTACAATTTTTATAGACTTATTACTGATGCTTTAGTAAGTTACCGCCCTACATTGCGAGTATTACGTTCAAACCCAAGCGTTAAAATGCGAGGCGATTGGATTAATACAATCTTCGAAAAAGAAATAGGGGGATTGAAAATAGTAATTGGCTCAAACTGCAAAAAAACTATTAACGATTTTATTGCAGTAAAAGAAGCTCCTGACGGCACTAAGAACAAAGAAACCGCAACAGACCCGAACACAAAGAAATCTTATCAAGTTGTAGGACATTTTAGTGACCTAGTAGATTATCTTCTTTGCTCCGCTTTTGCCCAAGACTTCACGGCGTATCAACGTGGGGGCATAACGCGCACCCCAACCACAGGCAAAAATGTCTCTAAAAATAATTATTAAAAATAAACGAACTATTTTAGTACTTTTACGGCAAATTTTATTTAATGGATAGCTTTTTATTTATAGGCGACTATTACAAGCAAATACAGGCAGATGCTTTAACGCAAATAATAGGCGGCAGCAATCAAATATTAGAAGCCATACAACGTGCGGCAGTAGAAGAATGTATCAGCTATCTAAAACAGAAATACGATACAACACTTGAGTTTGAGCCGGTAACTCAACATAACCGCACTTTATCCTATTTGGCAGAAAACACGGTTTATCTTAATGCCATAACTTACGACCCAACAGCTACCTACGCATTGAACGCCTATACGCTATACAATGGAAGCGTCTATGAATGTAGTTTAGCCATTACGATACCTGAAACATTTAATCCCGAACATTGGACTTTATTAGGGTTGCAATACGATTTGTTTTATGCGATACTGCCTTACCCAACATTCAACTATCAATCCTTTTATAATGTCGGCGAGCAAGTATTTTGGCGCAATAAAACATACACGGCTTTATTGCAGACGCAAGTGTTGGGGCATGATGATAAATTACAAATCAACCAAGCTGCAACCGACACAATTTTGAACGTATTCCCTGATGACCCCGTTAATGGGGTAAAGTATTGGGGTGATGGTGTCGATTATAGCGTGCCAGCAAATACGGATTTATCAAATACGACCTATTGGGCAAGTGGCGACAATAGAGACCAGAAATTGTTAATGATTTGCGTGGATATTGCACTTTACCACGTTTACGCAAGGATTGCACCAAGGAACATCCCAGATTTGAGGATACACCGATACATGGGGGATAGTCAGGACAGGGAGAAGGATACGGGCGGAAAAAGGATATTATACCCTACATATTCAGCTTTGGGGTGGTTACAAGCTGCCAGCATCGGTGACGATATTACGCCCGAACTTCCACTATTGCAACCAGCGCAAGGTGGCAGAATAAGG